CCTTTGGATACGTGCTGACGTTCCGTATGGATTCCTAATCAAAGGCATACGTTCTGGCTTAAAAGTATCCAGCATTGACTGTGCAGATGTCGCATCGAACTCCACCTCATCCTCACCAAAAGCTGGTGCAATATATTGTTGAAATTCAAATGGAGTCATGATGTAGATTTCTGCAGCACGTCTAAACATTGCTGGGATTTCTGTTGTAGATGACTCAATAGCTTCTGTTGCATTCATAAATAATTCTTTTCCTAACTCCTGTGCTAAAACTCCTTTATTGGCTCCTGAAAGACGAAGCTCAGTTAGCTGTTTGTTTTTCTCAACTAGCTGTACTTCTTCATTTTGAGCGGCTTGCATATCTCTTTTCCATCTTGTCAAGCCTTCTTCCGAACTTGCATTCTCCATTACATTTAAATAGTCATCGATACCTTTATAGGTTGCAGCTAATGCTATTTCGTGTGCATTCTCGGCGTCCTGACTATTTAACTTCATTGTTCTCCAAAACTTATCCCTGTAAGCTTTGTTCCAATAATTAATCTCGTGGTTTAATCCACGCTTGTCTCCTTGAAGAAATGCATTATTTTTTACATTTTTGTGACCGCCAATGTGCTCACTGATGCTTTTCTTGATTTCCTTGTAGAAAGGATTCTGCATAGCAGCTTCATTAGTCTGCGCTCGTTGCAGCAAGCTTGGCTCACCATTTACTTCTTGATTTAGTTGGGACTGTGTTAATCCAAACTCCCTCAAGTCTTGTAATGATTTACCTGCTTCTACTAGCTTGACACCTTCTTCGTAGGTTGCTTCTCTGATCTGTGCCTTAGGAGTCATGTACTCCCTGGCATAATCGATCTCTTCAGATTGGAATTTAACTCCAACTTTACCCCTACCAAAATCTTCAAGCTCATCAAGCATATCCTCTGTAATGGGTTGACCACTTTGTTGCATTGCAATTAGCCTGTCAGTTACTTCAGATCGAGTTGCCCTTAGAAGTTCTCTCTCTTTATTGAGATACATGTCGTTACTTTCTTTCTCAGCACGTTGCATATACGCACCAAGCTCAGCAACTTTGTCGTCGCCAATAAAGTGATTTGCTAAGGTATCTACCTTGCCAGTTGCTGCAATTTCAAACTTTGAATCATAAAAGTCATTCAATTCATCAGTTGTGATAGCACCACTTCTATGTCCATTAATAATGAAATTAATTATTTCATCTCGTTTGTTCTTAGAAGGATTGATAGCATTCAGATCATGTAGACCAGCTGCACCATTAAGGCTGAAAGCATTGCCATACACCTTATTCTTTTCTTGAATAAGTTCTTGATTTCTTGTATCAATGCGTTGCTTTTGTAATCCATTTAATGCTCGTGTCTCAGCAGCCCTGACTTTAGGAGCAATGATTGTTGACATTACCTCTGCACTTATTGGTCTCCCATTGATTGAGATATTACCAATAAAGTCTTGAGTGTAATTTCTTACAGCATCAATTTGCTGGTCAGGTGTGAGATTTCCATTCTGTACAAGCTGTGTACTAAGCCCATACTTGAATTCACCAATACTATTTTCTGCTAAGGCAACGTTATCTACCCATGCTTTTGAGCCACGTGTTTTGTATTGATACTCATAGAGTGCATTAATACGATCTTCTGACCATCCATTTTCTTCCCGTAGGCTTTGGATGTAATCTGTTGCTTGGAATTGAGCTAACGTGAGCTGATCATTAAGTGCTAAGACATTCTCCAATGTATCCATTGTGAAGCCATGCTCATAGGCGGCAACTGATGCTGCCTGCCTATTCTCTTGATCTCGTTTTTCTACACCTTGAGCATACATATCAGCAAACTGTGGAACAAGATCGAACAAGCCTTTCATCTTTTCAGCTTGTTGAATCTGTGCTTGCTCCATCTGACGTGAAGCAGTGATAGCGTTTTGATAGTCCTGCTTTACTACATCGATGTGTTGCTGTCTGTTTTTTGTTTCTAGCTCGTAGTTTGATTGGCTTGATTGTTGCTCTTGACTCTGAGCAAACTTTTGTGCTCGCAGATAAATCTCTCTTTGCTGCATTTCAAAGTTATGGGCTTTCTCCATACCTCTGATTTTTTTATTTGCTGCATCAAGAATCTTTTGAGCCTTATCAGGAGCTTGTCTTTGATTGGCACCAAAGCTCCCCTCTGATGCCATTACTCTGTATTTAGACATTAGTTATGCGTTACGTATAATTGGAAAAATTAAAGCCTGTCACACCAAAGTCTCCTATTCCATTGTATCCGCCGAACGTATTGAAGTCCATTCCGCCAAAATTATTCGTGCTATTCAAAGCATTTCCAAAGAAACTATTTGCGTCATTGATTTCATTTTGATAGTTACCAAACCCGTTTTCCATTAGACTGCTTACGCCGCCAATTCTCGTATTTGGTTGATAACCGCCACCGCGGAATGCATTAACAATGCTTGGTGTTGCTGCTGCTAATGAACTCATTGCTTGTCCAAAACCACCAGATGATTGCTGGTAAGCTGTATGTTTTTTAGGGTTAGGTGGTTCTTTTGGTTTGTAGACATCTTGGTATTTAGGACGTGGTAATGCCAATGGTTTCGGCATTGCAGGGCTCATCTCAGGTTTAAGATGAATCCTTGCCCTAGCTACTGCATCAGCTTGCGCTTTATCCATATCTATCTTACGAAGAATGTTAGCAGTTTTAGCTTCTAAATTATCTCTAGTTGCTTCTAACATCAGCTGATCTATTGACAATTGTGTTCTCATTGCAGCTGCTCTTACGTTGATATCATCTGTTGAAATATCTAATCCCTGCAGGCCAAACATAAGTTCATCTGCAATAGCAGCTTGATTTGCTCCTGCTTTAGCAATAGCAGCTTGCATTGCCTTTGCATTAGATCTACCAGATCCACTTGCCTGCGCTGCACCCTCAGCTTCTAACTCCTCTACAAATGAACGCTGGGTTGCATTCTGTGCTTTACCCATCATGCTTCGTTCTTGTAAACCAAGCTGTCTCTTTTGATTTGCTAGTCCTGCAGTTTGGATGCTGTATTGCATTAGCGAATTATTTTCACTAAACAGCAAATCAATCAACTGCTCACCGTGAGCCCTGTGCTGTTGCATCTTTCCAAATGCTGCAGCTTGATCATTGAAGCTTAATTGTTCGTTTGCTGTGGCTACCGATTGATCATAAGCACGGTTAGCCTGTTTAAATTCATACGAACGAATAGACATATTATGGTCATAATTTCTCTTATTCGTCCTTTCTTGATATCTTATATTTTTATTTGTATTTCTTTTCTGAATTTCCTGTGCTTCAACTTGGTAATCGTAGCCTCTTTGTGTTTCGCTCCAATTGTAATCGTGTAATTTCTTGTTGTATTTGTTCTGCTTTTCTGCACGTACTGCTGCGTGGTCTTTTTTATCACCGCCGCCGCCAAAGACGTTACCTAAAACTCCTCCTACTGCTCCTCCTACTGCCATTCCTGCAGGTCCAAATATGCCACCTGCTGTTCCTAATCCTCCAGCAATTGTTCCTATGTTTCCTAGTAATGACATATCTAAGCCCTCCTATAGAAACGTGGTGTGTAATTTCCTTCCCACATCATTGCGTTGACAGCAACTGGAAAGGGTGTGTTGTTAAACATTCTCAATTTGAAATTCTCTGTACGTTGATGAATAGGTACTGTAAATACAGTTTCGTTATCTAGTGGTACATCATTAGCCAAGTATGTATTAGCTTCAATTACAGGAGCAGTAGAGAACCACTCGTCTATAGCAAAGATAATGCTTGCATCAGCAGCAGGAGCACTTGTAAAGACAATAGTAGTATCGTTAGTGAAGCTAAATGCTGTAGTAGAAATACCATTTACTGATACCTTTACATCACTTCTATCTTCATAATCTAAGTCTTTCTTGTTAAATGTATACGTTGTAGTTGAACCATCTCCTGTAAATGTAAGTCGATACGGTTCTCTACCTTTTTGTTTTACTTTAAAATTCATTGCTCCTGATAGGCCAACAGAAAACTTCATCCGTGCAATCGTAAGGTTTGCTGTGAAATCTGCTGACGCTGTTTCTGGTCGCAAATACGTAGTAGGCAAATGAACATCAAAGTTGTATTTAAATCCAACAACTACATCGCTAGCAATGCTAGTAAGATCTTTTCCTTTTACAATAAAATGTGGACCTGTTCCATCGCTACTCCGTTCAGGTGTAACTGTAAAACCAGACTCTACAAAACTACCTGTACTTGTATTACCTTTGATAATTAGTACTGGAGTCAATTCACTCACATCGTTGTACGGTAGATAGCACTTAGATAGATTATTTGTACTGTCATACACAACACTTGATGCCGTTGCATATAGATCTACTGATGGGTTTACCTTCTGTCCTTTATTGTTGACAATAATTGCTTGCTCTGGACTTTGACTTAGTGCTGCTTTAGTAAGTACAAATTGGTTTCCTTGTTTAGTTACTGCATACATATCATCTGAATGTATTGTAGTGAACTGTACGTTTCCAGGCATTGTCCAACTTGCCCAGGCTTGCATTAAGTTCTCCTTTCCATCGGTGTAATACCGAAAGATGTAGGCTGTCTTACTAGCTTGGCTGGTAAGTACAATCATTGAATTTTGTGGACTAGCTACTATCTGATCAATATCTGGTGCAATCCATTCTTTGACTATTCTAGATAAATCAAGTACCTGTGGATTCTCTTGTTGACCACGAGTGACCATACTGAAGCACCTCGTATAGCCAGGTGTCTTACTTAAGAAGTTTAGGTGTGTTCCAACATCAACTGGATCTATCTTACTGTCCATCTCGTAGCTTGATAGTGTACGTATTGTTGCCAATGCTGGTGTCAATACTCCAGTATCAGAGTACAAAATAAATTGCTGTTGTTCAGAGAATAGAATTACACCTTGTGCTGTCGGCAGCACTGCATGTAATGTTGTTGGCTTGATAGATGAGCAGTTAATGTCAATTGGATCTGAATCCAATATGGTTTGAGCTGTTTTAAAAAAGTAATTGAAGTACTTTCCTGACTCACTCATGACAACATTGTCGCCAGATAAAAAGCCTAGTCTATTGTTGTGAAAGAAACCCCCTGATATTTTATTACCTACAAAACTAGGATTACTATTAGTTTCTGCATCACCGGTTTTTCTATCAGTGAATTCAATTTTCTTAAATGTAAATGCGTTGACTCCAGTGTTTACTAATTCATGAGGCATCGTTTCGTTATTGATGCCTGGAGATACATCAGGTGCCCTCGTCTCCTCCCAGTAACCACGTCCACTGACTCCATTGTCAGCTATGAACTCAGCAAAATAATCATCTAATGCTGAGATATTATTAACAATTTTAATTGTTTGTCCGTGATAACTTTCGTTCGGTAGAAATGATATTCCAATAACTTCATCTTGGAATGCACTGAGGCTTAAATTCTGTCTACCACCTTTAGCACTTAACGTGAATGCCTCAGGTGTCGATCCATTTGTTCTTGTAATTCTAAGACTACTTCTGCCATTTACGGTTACTGCCCAAGTGTGGGTAAAGTCTGCATTGCTTGCAGATTTTTGTGCAGTAATTGTAGCTTCTATTGCTGACTTGAGTTGTGTCTGTAAAGTATCAAAGGTTGTATCTGTCGAGCTTGAGGTAATTGTGGTATCAATACCTTGTAAGGTGACAGTGTATTCTTCAGCTACTGCTACTTGAGAAATCACTACTGTTCCTTGTGCTAATGGTGTAAAGCTAGGAGCAGCTCTTTCTGTAACTGTCGTTAAGTTATTAATAACAATAGTTGTATCCTGTACTGTCAATAACTTGTAGTTATCTTTAGTTCCGTTCAGGTAGCTATTAGGGTTGTAGCCAGAATCCAGCTGATACGTAACTGTGCAGGCTGTACCGTCAGCTGCATTCCAAATATAAAATGCATTGCCTTTAATACATCCTATGTATTCTTCAGCATTATCCCTGTTGATATAAAACCATTTAGCATCATCATATGTTGTACCTGTTCCTAGGTTTGCTATATGCTTAAAGCCAGGTCTTTTTGTTAGCCCGTAGGTGGCATCAGGAAAGCCGTTGTAGCACTCACGGACCTGACCGGGGAGCATTTTGTCATCTGATTGTTTTGATACTCCACCAAGATAGTTAGAGATCCGTTGAGTTACTGCTGCCATTTATCGATAAAGTGCGTTGTATGGTTTGTAGCTGTTGTAGGTATTTGTATTACCTGGATGACCAAAGTATGTATAGTCTCCTTGATTACATTCATACTCCATCGCCATTGCTCGAGTGAATGCTTCTTTTTGTTGGAGCATTTGGTATTGATTGCTGTCACCAACAATCCTGCTGCTTACTGTTGCAGCTGCTCTGCTTACTATAAAATCAGCAATTGGTGTAGGAATGTCTACCCAATCAAACAACCATGTGATGTCACATTCAATTTGTTTTGTGAATGTAAAGCTGTGATGTGCTTTGTCGTATAGTTTGCCGCTACGCCTCACAACATCTAGTTCTACATTAGATGAATTTTTAGTTGGATCAATTTGTAGAATGTTATTAGGAATAACAATTTCATTGTTTGTGTCAGGAGTCATTGGATAGTGACTCTCTTTATTAAAGGTCCATCCCTCAGCCTGTACTTCCCGTGAGACTTCTAACAAAGTCTGGTAAGCAATCGCAACGTCCGGGTTGGTTTGATCAAGGGTAGTCACAGGCGCTTGACCACATGACTGCAGGATTGTA